GGTACTTGCATGTGCGCTTTAGGAATATCAAACTCAACAACTGGTACAGCACTTGAAGCGCCTCCCATGAATAGGCTCATATCAAATACGTTACTAACTAAGTCGGTTGCACCAGCTAAGTCTGTAAGTAATTGGTTTGATCCATTTGATTTTGTATCCAAATAACATGTTAAAGAACCTGTAATCTGTCTAGCTCCTGTGAAAGATCCAATTGGTTTGTCAATAATACCTAATGTTTCAGGTGTTACATATGTAACGTTATTAGCGATAGTAATAGAACCACCAGTAATGTTGATGTCATATGTTCTTGCATCCAATCCACCAGCACTTGCACCACCACCTTGAGCAGCTGCAACAAGTGTTAATGTTGACAATTTGTTTCTTAAGTAATCAGCATCGTCTGGTCCAGTTGAATCAGCATAGTTATAACCTTCTACATAAGTAGCTGTTGTAACTGAAGTATCTGTTCCACTTGGTTTTGCATGAAGTGTTTTTGAAGGATCTTCGATTGCTGTTGAAACTTGGTCAATTGTTGTTGCGTTTCCAGACCATGTTAACTGAGCAATACCATCAATTGAGAAGTCAATCTCACACTGATTTACCTGTGCTTCATTCAAACGATAAGTTGTATTTTCAAGAGCAAAGAATATTGAAAGTTTCAATAATTCGTGATGTTCTGATCTTTCAAAAGTTACATCAGCATCTGTAGAGTCTACAGTAACTGATGGAGCAGAAGTTCCAGTTAAAGAACCGTCTGTGATATCTTTACCTGATATAGAAGCCCAAAGAATGTTTTCGACCATGTCCATGTCTCCACTTTCTCTCCAACTGTTTGTTCCATGTTTGAAAGGTCGTACATATGTACCAAAAGACCATTCTGCAGGTGGCAAAGAGTCATTGAATCGTTTTGATCCACGGTTAGGTGTAGCACCAGCTTCATTAATTGTAATGTCTGTTGCCTCACTTCCTTGTGAAAAACTATATCCATCTAAAACACCAATTCTGAAAGTGTTTACTTTTTTAGCAGTAGCTGAACCATCATGAGTACCATTACCCTTAAATAGTCCTAAAGCTACTCTTGAGTTGTCAGTTGTTGTAGTACCTGTAACACCATTTACAGTTAGAACGAGTCCATTGTCTCCGCTTCCGCTAGAAGCTGTTGAAGTTGCAGTTTCATTATCTACAAATCCAGAGCCTCGGAAGTTATTTGGAATATAGACTTCAGTAACTGCACCACTGTTAACAGCAGCTACGATTACCTTAAGTCCTGTACCAGATCCACTTGTAGTTCCCATGGTGAGTACGTCGCCTACAGCATGGTTAGTATTTGTTCCGCCGATTGCATCAACAGTCTTAACTGACCCACCACTTGCGTGTACTCCATTTACAGAGCTGACAAATACTTTCGTATTTCTCGATAAATTTAAAGCCATTTTGCTTTCTCCGTTTTATAATGGAAAGGGTGCGGCGACATTTTTATGTGCCTTACCTGTTTCCTAATATCGTACTCTGACTGTCATTTCTCCAATCCCTAAAGGAGCAATAACTCCTTCATCAGTACTTATACTTCCTATTGTTAAAGAAGTTGCACTTTGACTGGGATCGACACTGTCGTCGTACACTAAATTATCATTATCATCGATGACTCTTTCGATATCTTCCATTAATAATGCTAATGTTTCTTGGACATCATTGTTATCACTAACATATGCCCGTATTGTTAAATCTAACAATCTCCATTTGAATTGATCGGGTAAATACTCCCTAAATTCATCTCCTGCTACTATGCAGATTTTTGGATATTGTTCTATCTCATCTAAAAATTTTAAATGTCCGTCTACATTATCAAAGACGTTTGAATTAAAAGGATGATTTCCGTCAATTCCTTTTATTTTTTCTACGAGAGCATCTACTACTTTCTTTCTTTTAGTTCTGCTTGTCATTATACTCTCCTAAG